TCGAAATAACAACCACAGGGGGAGTATGAGGGGGAGATTCCCAATACTTGTCAAGACCAATTTTGACTGATACCATCAACTCTATGAAACTGAACCCAAAACAAGAGGCGTTTTGCCAAGGGGTCGCGAGCGGATTGTCGCTCACGCAAGCCTACATCCGCGCCGGTTACGCTGAAAAAGGAGCAGGTCAAAATGGAGAGCGCATGATGAAAAATGATGAAATTGGCAAGAGAGTGGAAGAACTCCGCGCCAAATCCGAGGCAAAGCTCAACTACAAACGCGAGACCTATCTGGAAACTCTCCGCGAGCGATTCATGGAAATGCCACCGGAACTCCCCGCCACGGCAAAGTATGGGGAAATGCTAGCGAAAGCGATGGGGTGGAACGAACCCGAGAAGATCGAGGTCGCCGGGGCCATGGACATCAACATCCGGATCGGTGGCCATTAACATCGACATCATCCCGCGACCGCAGCTTGCGAGTTACCTGCACCGCAAGGAACGCTGGTCGGTGATGGTGCTGCACCGGCGGGCCGGGAAGTCGTTTGTGTGCATCCAAGACTTGATCGCCAAGGCGCTCTCGCACAAGCGCAGCGGTCCGCCGCTCCGCTATGCCTATGTCGCGCCGACCCGCGAGCAGGCAAAGGACATCGCGTGGAAATACCTTGTGCAATTCACCTCGCAAATCCCCGGGGTGGTGATCAACAAGGCCGATCTCGCGATCACCTTCCACAACGAGGCCACGATTCGCCTCTACTCTGGCGAAGCCTACGAGCGCCTGCGCGGAATCTACCTCGATGGCGTGGTGATGGACGAGGCCGCAGACCTCGACCCGGCAGCGTGGGACAATGTCATCCGCCCCACGCTCACCGACTACCAAGGCTGGGCGACATGGGTGGGAACCCCCAAGGGGCGAAACATTTTCTGGAGAATGTGGAACCGAGCCTGCGCGGACAACGAGTGGTTCACGCTTCAGCTCAAGGCGAGCGAAAGCGGAATCATTCCACCCGAGGAACTCGCGGACATCCGGCGGGGGACCACGGAGAATGCGTTCCAGCAGGAATACGAATGCAGCTTCAACATCGGTCGCCCGGGCGCGATTTATGTTCGCAGTCTCGAAAAGGCCCGCTCCGAGAAGCGGGTCACCAACGATGTGCTTTGGTTCAAGGAACTGCCGGTCTACACAAGTTGGGATGTCGGCGCTCCGCTCAACCAAAAGGTGTGGGTGTGGCAGATGGTCGGCGACCGCATCAACTATCTGGAATCCCTCTCCGGGTCCGATGAATGCAAGACCCCGGCGGATTGGGCGGCACGGCTCAAGGATCGTCAATACGGCTACGGTGGGCATTACATCCCGCACGATGCCGCAGCGGAAGTCGGCGGACTCTGGCAAGAAGCACTCGCTCGCAGCGGGCTGACCGGCGTGATGCCGGTGCCACGGCAATTGAGCGTTTGGGATGGGATCAACCTCGCCAACGATGCGTTCCCTCGCATTCACATCAACGAGTCGGGATGCGCGGATGGCATCGAGGCACTCGACGCCTATCATTCCAAAGAAGAGCGAGACGGGGTCACCATCAAGGATGTGCCGGTCCACGATTGGTCATCGCATTTCGCCGATGCATTCAGCCTTTCACATCAAGCCATCAAGCGAGGCATGGTCATCGACCGCTCCGCGATCCCGCGCAAAGCCGAGCGCCATGAGGCGATCAAAGTCGTCGCCGGATTCCGAGGAGGAGGATTCGGAAAGGTGCGGCGGTGAAACGCGAACTGGAACTCCAAATCCTCGACCTGTATCGGCGATACCCGCAGCCGCGATCCTTTGCCGAAGAAGTCGAACTCACGGCATGGAATGGGGTGGTCGTGAACACCGAGGACTTCTTCCTTCTGGCCCGCCCGGTGGACATTTTCGACCGCGAGGAACGGTGGCGCGATGCCGCCCACATATACCACCGGTTGTGTCAGAACTGCTGGCTGATCACTATATATTGTGGTATCAGTCAAAATAACCCTTGCAACTTCGCACCGTATACACTTCCCTACATCGCATGGAGTCGGCGAGACCGCCCGCTCCGAGTTTACGAAACCCAAAAACTCCAAAAGCGATGCGACTTACTGACCACGAAATCAACCCCATCCTCTCTCCCTGCCTAGCTTGGTTTGGTGGCGGAGGACGCAAAGGCCCAAGCAAACAAGAGCAGCAGGCCGCGCAACAGCAACAGCAGCAAATGCAGCAAGCCGCGCAACAGCAAGCCGCCGCGCAGCGGGCAGCACAGCAGCAAGCCGCCGAGCAGGCAAAGGCGCAGGCCGAGGCGCAGCGGAAGCAAATGGAACTTTTGGAAAAGCAACGCGCCGAAGCTGCCGCCGCCCAGCAATTTCAAATCGAGGAAATGAGGAGACAGGGTGCGATGAATTCCCCCGCTCCAGCATCAAATATCGATGCAGGCGATTCTACCGGGGATTCGGCGAAAGAAGCCCTTCGCAAAAAAGGAATGCGCCGGTCGATCCTTGCCGGGGAAAGCAACCAAGCTCCCATGACGACCGGCTACTCGACGCTCGGTTGATTCAGTTTTGACTGATACCATGACCGGAAAGAATCCCGAACTCGCGGACAAGGTTTTGCAGCGCCATGCGGAACTGGTGCATCAGCGGGCGACATGGGAGTCGCTTTGGGAAGACATCGCGAAGTATGTGATGCCGCGCAAGGCGACGATGTTCACGCAGACGACCTCGCCATCCACCGAAGATGAGGCGCAACTCTTCGACGCGACCGCTGTCCGGGCCAACATGATTTTGGCCAACGGCCAACTCAGTTGGATGACGCCGCTCGAAAGCCGTTGGTTCAGCTTGGAGCCTCCGAAGGCAATGGAGAGCGAGGACGAGATCGAGCAATGGTTCAAGCGTTGCACCGAGGTCATGCAGGCCGAACTCAGCCGGTCGAATTTCTACACGGAGATTCACGAACTCTATCTCGACCGTGGCGCGTTTGGCACGGGGGCGATCTTGGTGGAAGGCGGGAAAAACAATTCCCTCAACTTCACCAAGCTTGATCTCGGATCGTTCGCGATCTCCGAGGATGACGAAGGCTATGTCGATACGCTCTCCCGCGAGTATGAGATGACCGCCCGGCAGGCCGCTCTCAAGTTCGGCGTCGAGAACTTGACCGACGCCATGCGGAAAGAACTGGAGAAGCCCAACTCCAACCGCAAGTTTTCCTGTGTCCATCTCATTGCTCCCCGTGGTCCGGGTGAGATCGAGCAAGGCAAGCGAGACGCCGAGAACAAACCCTATGCCAGCGTTTATGTGGACAAGGCGAGCAAGCATGTCTTCATGTCCTCGGGGTTCGATGAGCAACCGTTCTTCGTCACCCGCTATCTCAAATGGAAGAACTCCGAGTGCTACGGCTACTCGCCAAGCTGGACGGCCCTTCCCGAGTGCAAGCAACTCAACTTTCTTGAAAAGCAACTCGACTCGCTCGCCGAGATTCATGCGTTCCCGCGCATTCTGATCCCTGCCGGATTCGATGGCGATATCGACCTCCGCGCCGGTGGCGTCACCTATTTCGATCCGAACAACCCCAACGCCACGCCACGGGAATGGGGAACCAATGGGCGCTACGACATTGGTGTCGAGCGGGCCGAACAAAAACGCAAGGCGATCAACGAAGCCTTCCATGTGGACCTCTTCCAGATGTTCGCGCAGTTACAAAAGCAGATGACCGCCCGCGAAGTCGCCGAGCGAGCGAGTGAGAAGCTCATCCAATTTTCCCCGACCTTTGCTCGCCTCACCACGGAGCTATTCAACCCGCTCCTTCGCCGGGTCTTTGCGATCCTCGCCCGCGCTGGCAAGTTCCCTCCCCCACCCCAACAACTCACGATGGTCGGTTACATCCCCGAACCGGATGTTGCCTACAACTCCCGAATCGCCCTCGCGATCAAGTCTCTCGAAAACGCTGCATTCGTCCGCACCAGCGAAATGCTTCTGCCCTATGTGCAGATCAAGCCCGATATGCTCGACAATTTCGACTTTGATGAAATCTGCCGCGACATGGCGAGGAACGATGGTCTCCCCGCCCGCTGGATCATGGAAGAGGAAATGGTCGCGCAACAACGAGCCGCCCGCGCC